CAATCTATTACATAGTCATACTCATTATTATTAATTAGACACTTATCATCAGTAACAGAGAATGAATCTATTTTTTGCTGAATTATTTTTACATTTTTTCCAAATATCTTACCACCATCTTGTACAAAATAATGTCTAAATTTTTCAATATCAAATGTATTGCTACAACCTGACACCATAAAATTCTTATCTCTTCTATTACCCCAACCAATATACTTGTACCCACAACTATCAACACCATCACAATACTTATCTAACCATCTTTTAGTGAAAAATATTTCTCTCTCTAATACTTCTTGAAATGCAACTCCTATCCCACTCAGCATATAAGGATATACTTTGTCAGGGTCATGTATCAGGGTGAACTCATCATCACCGAATTTTTCTTTGCCATCATACCTTCTGTTCATTACCAATAATGATAATTGTATGAATGACTCAGGTGTAGCACCTACGATTGCAATTTTTCTCATAAAATTATTTATGACATAAAATTAAAGTTTATTAACAATCGTCTTTGACTATCAGTTGGAGAACCTGCATGATAATAATTAGACGGAAATACAATTAACCTACCTTTCTTTGGAGATATACGATCTATTGGTTCCCACTTATGTTCAAATCTATTTTCTATTCTTATCTCATCATTAATATCTTTTTCTTTGAATAAAAATGTATCTCCAGTAGCATCAGTAACATAATATATGGCACTAAATCCTCCAGAGTCAGTTGTATCTGTGTGTGGTGGATAATGTATTATGTCATCTTTTATTGGTGTCTGTAATATACCTCTAATCCTTACTGGTTTGTAATCTGGTAAAATATCATCTACTACCTTACTCATTAAACCTATCATAGTGTGATAGAGTGATGTATTCCATATTTCACCATCTTCAAATACATTAACAACGAACTGTGGATATCCACCACCTCTCCTATCCCCTGTTCTATAATCCATTGAGTCCTGCCAACTCCAAGGAATATCTGGACTCGAAAATAATTGTTCCATGACATCTTGATAAGTCGGACTGACAAAATCATCAAAGACTTTAAATTTGTGTGCTATCGGTGAGATCATAAACTCATCAACTCATCATAAAGTTCTTTTGCTTCTCTTATAATTTCCTCTGCTGATGCATCAGATCTTTTCTCAAACACCATTCTAATACACATCTTAATTAATTTGTAATCATTCATCATCTTTTTTAGTTGTAAGTATATCAAATGGGATAACTTTATCACTAAGTAAGAGTGATAAGTCCTTGTACTCGTCAGGATCTTCAAAGTTTTCTTCAACATTATCCATGAAACCTTTTAGTTCTTTGATAAGTTTCCAACAGGCATCATGTTCTATTTTTTCCTCTGGGGATAAATCTGTGAACCTGCCTAGTCTAGCATAATAATCATACTTTAGTGTGATATATTCTCTAATCTTAATAAAGTCTTTAAATGTTGCTACTTTGTCCATGATTTTACAACAGTAATGTTTGCTTGCCTAAAATCATCATCAACAAATTTTAGGTTAGTACCCTTATATGATACCACATATCCCTCTGGTTGTGAAGGAATTTTGTTAACGAAAGTTTTTACTCTATCTACCTTATTCAACTGACTTAATACCATCTTCTTAGCAGTACGAACTGAGATGTAAGAAGCAACAACAAAATAAATTTCTAACTGATATTTTTCTATAAATTTTAAACCCATCTTCTTCATATACTCATACTTTTTCTTAGTTGTCTCTGTTTTCTTTGATAAGATTTCTATATCCATTTTTCTAGCATAGAATAATGCAAAATCTCCTGCAACTCTTTGAGTATCTACAATACCTTGACCTGTTCTAATTCTCTCATTGAAAAACTGTTTGAACAATGTTGCCATCAAGAATTTAGATGTGCCATAGTCATGTATAAGTTTTAAAAACTCTTTTGATTTGTGAATTGAACCTGATGCTCTGTTGATAAGAGCAGTGTACTTAGCACTATCACGAACATTGAACTTAGTAATACCTGACTCATCTACAAAATTAGCATCTGCAACATAACATTCTTTTGTGCTAGGTATCTTTAATTTAGCATTTAACCCTGCTGTAGAGGTCTGTATGGTGTCTCCCAAGTAAACTGTATGAAATACTATACCTAACTCTGCCTCTGTGATACTGATGCCCTTGAGAGAGTCAACGGGAACTGCATAGGTAATAGCATTAGGTGTAAATGTAATATATCTTTCTCCATCTAAATTTGCATATTGTGTATCATTAGTGAATAACAAGTCTCCTTGAACCATACCCCTGATACCTAGTGTAGGTAGATACTTAAGACATATTTTAAGTTTATTTGCTAACTGTTCATCTTCTGGTGCAAAATAATATAAATCTATGTCTGTCTCTGTATAACAAACTTTAGGATTGAACTTATTGAATACTGATTTAGTACCAACAAAGAATCTATCAGTCTGTGGGTCAATACCACACACGATAGCAGGTGAACCATCCCACTTGGTGCTTATCTTTAGATTAGACTTCTTGCCAGTCAGCATATGACCGAAAGACTTGAGAAAATCTATGGTTTCTTTAGGAGAACCATTGAGAATATTATCTTCTAAGTGTTCGAGATGTGTGTTTTTCATACCTCTATTATAGCAAATTTTGTACCCTTTGTGTGAGTCCACTTGTGACAGTTATTGAAATGGTTTTCCACATAACCATACTACCAGACTTTTTCTACTTCCTTTTGTAACAGGTGTGACCTGATGTAATGAGTAACTAGGGAACGCAATTACTAGACCCTTTTCTTTTGGAAGTGTTGAAAGTTTACTAGAGTGAATTTGAAAGTCACCACCCTCGTATTCAGATGCATCTGATAACTGTAGAGTGATACTTAATTTTCGTTGTGGGTATTCAGAACCCTTTACACCATTATCTATATGCCAACCATAAAAACAACCATCAGAATTATATCTTGTATATTGCAAATCTTCAGCAAATCCTGATATATCGAATCTCCAATGTAATCCATTTAGACTTCTACATATATTTCCTAACCTTTGATATATCCATTCAGTATCTTTATTCAGTCCTATCCATGAGTTTAAAGACTTTCTTATTTCTGTATTTGTTCTTTGACTTGATTCATCTGCACCAACTGTAGAATTTATAGCATCAGATAATTCTCCAAGTTCAATAATTCTGTTACACTCGTCAGATGTGAATCCACCCTCCCAAGTTGCATAGTCACACTCATCATATGTGGGAGATGGTAATATAGGATAATATGCCATAATGTAATTTAGTAGATCACTCGAATGTCTCCTCCATTTGGGATAACTTGATAAGGTGTACCAGACACAGCTCTACCTGCAGCACCTCCACCAGGATTCGTCTTACCCCAGTCTCCACCTGCAACACCAGGTTGACCAGGTGTACCAGGTGTGCCAGGTTGTCCATCTCCACCAGGTGTACCAGGTGTACCAGGTTGACCAGGTGTGCCAGGTGTACCATCTGTACCTGGTTGACCATCTGTGCCATCTGTACCAGGTGTGCCAGGTGTACCTGGTTGACCTGGTTGACCATCTGTAGCTGCACCACCTTGTTTAGGTTGACCTGGTTGTCCTGCTGAACCAGGATTTCCATTTGTACCAGAACCACCAGGTGTACCTGGTTGACCTGGTGTCCCTTGAGTTGCTTGAGTTGCTGCAGTACCAGGTGTGCCAGGTGTCCCTGCACCACCAGGTGTCCCCTGTGTGCCAGGTTGACCACCAGAGGAATTTAGAGTTCCAGTTAGATTATTCCAACCTCTACCTGCACTACCAGAACCTGCTAACCCTTTAACACCCTTAACTCCATTAAAACCTCCTTGTCCAGCTAAACCACCTTGTCCACCATCACCATGTAAACCTTTGTTTCCTCCTTGTCCACCTTGACCTGCACCACCCCCTGCACCTTTTCCTCCACCAGTACCACCTTGACCACCATTACCACCTGCCATAGCAACACGATTATTGATAGCATATTGTTGTGACTGTTGAATATTTGCAGTTTGTTGTGTTGCCTGTGTAGTAGTTTGACAACTAGGATATCTTGACCACCATTCTCTGCGTCTTGAACAATTTTGACTGTAACTTAAAATAGTTTGTTGAGTTGTACTATTGACTCTCTGCCAGTTATATGAAATCCATGTTTGCTGACCTGGTTGACCTGGTTGACCAGATGAACCTGGTGTGCCATCTATTCCATCTTGACCTGAGCTACCTGGTTGACCTGGTGTACCATCTTGACCATCAACACCAGGTTGACCATCAACACCTGCCTGACCTGGTGACACATTATTACTTCCATCAACACCATCTACTCCATCTATACCATCAAAACCTCCACCACCTCCTGCCCATATTTTAGAGGTTGTTCCTTCACACTCTACAAATACAACTCTTGATGCAGGTGCAGAGGGATTTGTTATTGATATTGCATGACCACCATCAGTTCCTGATCCAGAACCCTTAACACCACCTGCTGCCATGATGCCCATACCTGCAGGGGAATTATTAACAAATAGATTAAGATTAGATGATGCAGAACTAGCTATGGATACAGCAGGGATTGAAGTATCAGGACTAACTACTCTACCTCTAATTTTAAGATATTTGGTAATATTTCTATTGAGGTTATTTCCCCAGTTTACATTTGAGACAGTATATCCAGAACCTACCAATGTACCTGCATCAAATTGAACTTCAGTTGCATTTGGGTCTTGTTCTATAACATACTCTTTTATTACATTCTTTACATCTTGAGGAGATATAGCACCACTTGTAGGCACTCCAACATTCTCTACAGCATCTAAAATATATGGTAGATGTGGTGTAGATGCTGTTGGGTGTGCAGGGTAATTATATGGTGCATCTATATCTGTAACTCTATACAATTCTGACGCAGAAATAGGTTTTGATGTATCTCCTATCGCTGCCCTGATAGTACCAAACGAAAACTCAGTATTATTTGGATACTGTGATGTCTTTAATAATTGTTGTGTAGTATTTGACCAATCAGGTGCTGCCATAACATTAACTGAATGAACCTAGTACAATAGAACCTACTCCAACTAGATTTAGTACCGCAGTATTTCCTACTGTAATTATTTCGTAACCAGTAGTTGCACTACCTACTAATGATCTCCACTGGTCATCTGCACAATATACTTGAAGTTGATGAGTAGGTGAGAAATAACCCATGTTAGATGTTGACCAACCAACTGGTTCATCTACTGGAACTGTTGGTGTTTGTTGAGTTTTACTTAGTTCACTTTCAAAAATAGGACCTTTAAATCCTCTAATTGAAACGAAATCATTAAGTGTCTTACCAAATGTTTCTGTAAGTAATCCTATGAAGTTACCACTACCTTGTCCCATAGCAACTTTTAGTTTCATATCATGTTTACTAAACCATAAGTTACCAATGTGATCTCCATCACTATGGAAATATGATCCACCACTTGATGCTGTATTTCCCTCTGCAACAGGCAAACATAATGGTTGCCCTGCAGCTCTCATATCTAACGCACCACCAGGTTGAGTAGTGTTGAAACCTATTTGAATTGTATTTGTAGTAACACCTGCAGTGCCACCCATACCAGTGTGATCGCCAAATAATCTAATATTCCTGTAAATATCTACATTTTCTACTCCCTGATTTGTAGCTTCAACTGCTGTTGTACCAATACCAATACTACCACTCTCAAATATACTTACTGAATCTAATAAAGCATTTCCGTTTCTACCATATCCAACATATAACTTACTGTTCATCAATCTGTCACCAGATGTTGTTCCGATACCTATACCCTGAGAGTATGCGTCCATGAACAATTCTGACTGTGTACGATATATTTCAACACCATCAGTAATTTTACGAACCCCAGTATTGACTCCAACATATTGACTAAACATTCTAGTGTTCTGTCCACCTGTTATCAATAAATCAGTAAATGTGCTAACACCTGATGCTCTATATCCAACAGCAGATACAACACCTGTAAGACCATCAATTTTAATCTGTCCCGTTGATATAGTTCCAATACCCGTTACATTTAATCCACCTGCTATTGATAGATTACTACAGTTTGCAGAACCTAATGTAGAAATACCTGCAACATTTAAGTTAGTTCCAACTATGTTTGCACCTGATATATTACCACCACTAATATCACCAGTCGCTGTGATACCATCAGCACCAGTGATATTACCATTCATAGTAATTCCTGATCCTATGATTAGTCCACCACCATTCAATACTCTTATATCTGACCCTGCAACAGTATTACCAACAACTAGACCACTACCAATAGTCTGTCCTCCACCAATATTTGAACTATCAGTTGCATCTAATTCTCCTGCGGTTACAGTTCCAGTAACATTAAAGTCAGCACCACCTGTAACAGTTCCTTGGAATGTTGATATACCTGCAACAGATAGACCTGCACCAACATTAAGTACATTGATATTTTGTGTAGAACCTAGTTCAACAGTACCTACTAAACTACCACCGATTGATATACTTCCACCTAATATTAGATCACCATTATGTACTCTAACTGTACCAATAAATCCACCTGCGTCACCAACAGCAGATACAGTATTACCTACACCTAAGAAGTTTCCAACTCTTAAATCTTCTCCTACTGTGCTGACCCCTGCACCTCTGAGGAATGTGGGTGCTGTACCATTGATGTCAACAGAATCTACTTGTATATCTGGATCTCCACCTATGGCATAAGCTATTGATGCGTTTAATGATGTAGTTGCAGTTCCACTAAATGTGGTTGCAGTAATAATACCATTACTTGCTGTGATTCCACCTGACACTTGTATAGCATCAAACTCTGTAAGGTTGGAGAATGTTCCACCTCCAGATACAATACTATTAACAGTTATATCAGGTGTACCAGTTAATCCCTGTGAGTTGGTTGCGAGTGTAGCAGTATCAGCATTACCAATCAATGATCCTGTAATATTACTGGTTGCAGTTATAGTTGAGAATGTACCAACTTCTGCCTCTACATTACCCTGACCTGCACCTGTTTGATTTAATACTGTAATATTTTTTGTTACTATACCTTCAAATGTACCGATACCACTCTCAGCATCCATTAATATTTCAAATCCTACACCAAAATCTGCACCACCTCTAGGTTGTTCAGTTCCAATTCCTACATCTTTTAATGTAAAAATAGTATTACCTGCACCAGGATTTGTCCAAACTGATGCGGGAATATTTGTTAAATTTGCACCAGAACCGTAATATTCTACTGCGTTTACTACACCTGTCTCACTTACTGTAAATCCTGTAGTTCCAACACCAACTTGAAACGCTGCTTCTGGAACTGAAGTTCCAATACCTACTGAAGATCCACTGCTAACAGCAACATCATTCTGGAATGAAGTAATACCTGTAACTTTTACATTATTAAATTCTGAGTTCTCTGATACTATTACATTTCCACGGACATCTAACTGCTGTCTAGGTATGGTACTACCAATACCTACCAGACCATTATTAGAGATCAGGTCATCAGTATCAACTTGAATACCATCTCTGAAATTTATGACAGTTTTATAATTGCTTGGCATTATCTTTTGTAGGTAAAACCCTGTGAGTTATTTATCTTTAATGTCATCAATCTTATTTGAAAGATCTTTGACTGCCTCTATGAGTAGAGGTATTAGTTTATTATAGTGGACACCTTTTGTGCCATCAGGTTTTGTAGATACTGCTTCTGGTAAAACCTTTTCAATATCTTGTGCTATCACACCAATGTCATGTCCAGAATAGTTCTTGTTACCTTCTTTCCAATCATATTCAGTACCACGAATTTGCATAACTTTAGCAAGAGGATTATCTAGTGTAGATATATTCTCTTTCAATGATATATCAGATGATTGACCGTAGAAAGCAACAATGTCATCACAGACATGTAAAGGTCCTCCACAGAATGTAGCACCTGCACCTGCGAAATAGACATCTCCTGCAAATGTTGTAAATCCAGTATTCTGAACTAACTGATTATATGTTACAGGTGCATCATACTGAGTTTCAGTTGCGATTGCAACTCTAAAACCTGGTGCAGCATTTAAAATTAAGTCACCTTGAAGTGTTCTAGTTGTAATCTCATTCTTATTAGTACCAACACCAACAAGAACATTATTGATAGCAGCACCATTTGGGAATGAACCAGAGAAGTCAATGTCTCCTGCTAGTTCGATAGTTCCACTAGATACTACCTTTCCAGTCATAGAAACATCATTGGTCATAGTAACAGGACCATCAAGTTGTGATAGTATGTTTTGACCAGTACCACCCTCAACATTAAGTCTCTGTTTAACTGTAACTTCATCAAACACAACAGAGTTTGCAGAGGGATCTTCACCTGTTATACTTGGGATAGGAATATCAAATGATTTTTCCTGTCCTGTAGCAGAGTTAATCTTCTTATTACCAATAAAGAAATCTCCTCTGTTGTTAAGACCAGTGTATACATTAGTACCACCACCTCTATTTTGTGACTGTGCTAAGTATTCCTCAGTCTCAGTAAGAGTTCTGTTCTGGACTTGTGGTAGACCAGTTGAGTAGTTACCAGGACCATAACCAAGATATTCAAATGTGTGACCTGATGCTCTAAGTATCGAGGGTCTTCTACCCTCCACTGCCAGAGTTCTTATCTTCCGCATTGGAGTGCCAATCACATGAGTCTTAGGAACTGTTCCTAACTGACCTCTGAGAACAGTAAGTGAGTCATTTCCTGATCCAGTTAGTCCTGTAGCAGCAACTCTTACAATCTCTTCATTGACTTCAAGATAATCTCCTAATTCAAATCTATTTGCAGTACCAATACCACTAGCATGTTGAACAGGGATCACAGTCTGAGTAACATCAATATCAGTTTTTAATCCTACACTATCACCACCATAAAGATTGAAATATCTAGAACCTATTGCTTCCTTAACATCAACTGTCTGATTATTATCAGAGAAAGCATGTGGTAGTATTCTGTACCCTGCTACAAATATTGGATCTGTGACTGTGGTTGATGTAAATTCAGTAGGACTTGCAATAGTATTACTATAGAAATCTCCTACCTTATTATTGTTCTGATCTACTACTCTAAACTGTCCTCCTCTTCTAATATTGTGAGGTGTAGATGTAGTAAATGTTGTCAATCCTGTGGTAACATCAAAGTGAGTAGATGCTATTGCAACGGAAGGACCTGATTTAAAGATATATTGTCCAGATGCTGAGTTATGAGGAATTATTGTGGGATCTCCAGATGTAGCTGCGATAGCAATACTACTTGAACTTGGGAATGATAATATTCTGAAATATCCATCATCTGTTTTACCTACACCAGTTACTTGTATTGTATCATTGACATTATTGATGATACCTGATGTTGGAACTCCTATAGATGCACCTGCAAAGTTCTCAGGGAATAGTGTCTCTCCACCAACATAACCAGAACCAGGTGACTGTAATTTAAAATAAGTTATGGAAGTAGAACCAACACCAACTTTTATATGTGCTGTTGCACCATTCCAATTTTGTGATCCATCTAACAATCTTACATTAAATTTATCTGTAACAGCAAATCCTGCACCACTACTAAATGGTGATAGATTTTCATACTCTTTTATCCCGTTGAAATCATGTTGATTTGATAGTTGAACTGTTACAACTCCTGCTGATACGGGAGTAACACTAGAAACAGCAAGACCAACACCAAAGTTTTGTGAGAATTTATCTATTGCTTCTCTGGTTGATGAGTTAAGTATGTTGTTAGAATCTACCTTACCAAGAGGAGCTCTCCTAGCAAATGATTTCATAGCAGGTGGATTCTTTCTTACATTATCTCTATCTAACTGTGGATAAAAGTCACTAACCTGTTGACTATAATTCTGATCCGTAAATTCGCCAGGTGGTGTGTAATCAGATGCTAAGACTTCTAATAGATATACACCATCAGTCTCATCTTTGACATAAGGTTTCAGTACTGTAGATCTATAGACATCAAAGTTACCCATATTATCCTTAACAGTAAATCTAGGTAAATTTAATCCTCTGTCTGCAGTATTGTCTATGAAATTACCTGTATTCTTTGCGTCCCCATCTACATCTGTATTAGCATACTGGAACTCCATATTATTTGGAACTGCAGTTACTCTGTAGAATCCATTATATCCTCTCTTATCTGCACCTGTTGGGTTGTTGCTATCAAGAATATTCTCAGTATATACAAGTTGTCCTACCTTGACATTATGTGGTAGTTCTGCTCTGACTGTTACAGTATTTCCTACCTCACTACATGTAGCAATAAACCCGTAATTTCTCTTGAAATTATTATCTGCAGAAGTGATTGATGTAGCAGTTGCATCAGATGTTTTTGCAAATCCAGTTTGACTAGAGGGTTGTAAGACAAATCCATCTACAGGATCTCTGGAATTATCTGCTTCTTTTGGAATTACATAGCGAACTTTATATAATTTGTTATCAATACCTCTACGATCTTCATATCTCTTGAAGTATGATGCATCTGTTTCCTGATTATCTTTAACATAATCATTGGTGAGAAGTTGGTTATATAACTCTGATCCAGTATTAGTCAATACATACCAATTCTTTTGTGTATCATCAAACTGAACTGGGTGTCCTATATCATTAGGTTTCTTATCACTAACTCTACTTTCTACTCTTAAATCACTACCACCATAGACTGATATCGGAATATTATTAACAGCATTTGATAGTGTGCTTGCTAGTTTTAATGCAGTCGGTGTAGGTTTGATGGCATAGTAAACTCTATTTGGTTCTAATCCCTCTGGTAAGTCTCCATCATCACTAAGAATACGAATAGTCTCTCCATTTTGAATACCAATATCATTGATTGCTAGTTCAAAATTAGTATTGGGTACACCTGCAGGACTGAATTTAGTTCCTTGATGTGAGTTGATACCAATACTTGCAGTTTGAACACCAGTTGTTACATTTTCTGACATGTAAACTGGAGTTCCATATTCAGTTCCACCTATGGATACATATAACTCTTCATTTAAGTTTGCACCTAATCTGTAACCCTGTGTTAATGGTAGAGGTGGTACATCTTCTCTGTTAAATCCAGAGAGATATAAATGTGACGATATACCTGCCTGTTGTGTTTTATCTACATCTAACTGGAAATATGATATTTTATCTCTATCTTCCTCATAAGTAGGAACCCACTCAGGAGAAACAATGTGTGTAATATATCCTTGGTCATCTCTTGGGAAAGCATCTGGTCTAAATCCACCTGCAATTAGAGCATGTTGTCCAAAGTTAGAGTTAGAGTTAGTAATTGATGCGTCTGACCCACCTGACCCTTTAATATGACCATTATAACCAATAGCAAACACAGATACAATCTGCATGACTGCATCATTATCCATTTCTACATGGTTTTGTTCCCAACCCTTACGATAGATAGCACCACTATCTAAGTGATATACTGTGTTAGGGTCAGTAGAACTAGATTCTGCTGCTAGTGTAGCTCCAGTTGTTTTAGAATATGATATTCCTTCGTATTGACGACTCTCTTTATTATATTTTACAAATGCTCTATCATCTTTTTGTAGTGATATACCAGTAAACTGTGCTACAACCATTGATCTGAAACCATCTGCCTTACCACCATCTGCTTTCATACCATTCATACCATATACTGATCTCAATGAACAGTTGAAGATATAAGGTGATGCACCTTTAACAGTATCTGATTCAATAGTTACTCTTGCTGCACTAATATTTGTAGGAGTAGCAGGTAAGTTAGCAGGGACATCAGGTATTAGATATGTAAATACTGTGTCTGATTCTACACTCTGAACTGTTGTTGATATATTGTAAGGTGTAACATTTACACCACTCATCTTAATTGGTGTACCTGTAACTAATCCATGAGGTGTCTGTGTAGTGACAGTTACCTGAGTTGTTGCAGTTGTACCATCACCTGCTATGATAGATGATACTATAAGTGGGTCGTTTCCTAATGCACCAACTATCTCATATTCTGGCCTTACCTTATCAAAATCTCCTAAGAAATTAGGATACTCATAGTTAACTGCTCTACCAGTTGGTTCTTGATATGCATAACTTAGTTTGTAATAGTACATACTAAGGTCAGTTACATATCCCTCTACATCATTAACACCATCTGCATATTCAAAACAGGTGAGTTTATGGTGAGAGAATGTTGGTTTTGATTGATTTGCCTCGTTAAACTGTTGGTGGTCAGTATATACTAAACTATTTTCATCTCCATCAAAGAATGAGAACTGCCAGAAGTAACAACTACCAGTAATTCTGAAGATAGCAGACTTGGGTACATCATCATCAGTTGGGTTTGGTACATATAATGGTCTTATCTTTGTCTTTCTAAGATCCATACCAACTATGGAAGTACCTCTTGGTACTATTGTGCCTCCATAAACAGAGTTAAATTTATATAATACATTATTTTCTACTGTTAGATCAAATTCACTTGTAAGACTTAAACCAAAAGTATTTGATGCTAATGACTCTCCACCTGTAGGAGAAACTGACAATGCTCTCGTAGTATCTGTAGGGTCTGGTTTGATTGCAAAACCTGGTCTATTATCAATTACATGCTCGCCTGGATAAATTAGGATCGTTGTCTTATCAGTATCATCATTATCAATACCTGACTGATATGAAAATCTTGCTGACTCTATAAGAGCTCTTTGAATTGTTTTGAAAGGTTTTGTTAAGGAGTTACCCTGATTAGTAATACTATCTGTAGAATCCAAATCATTTGGATTTACATAAAGGATTCTACCCTCGGTATTCTTAATAAAATTCTCTAGCTTATTTAATGGCATCTCACTACCAGTAGATACAGTGTGCTTCAGTTATTTAGCCTAGTCTAAATACATATGATATAATAATATTATGGATCTTCAAAAGATAGCAACTTATAGTTCAGCAGCAGCAGTCGTTGGGACAGGTGCAATCGTTGGTGGTGGTCAAGTAATTGACAACATTAATGACGGACCTGCAAAGAGACAAGAAGCACAAATTGAACAAATAAGGCAAGTTGTCGCAGAAGAAGTTTTCATACAATTAAAAAATGCTTGGCCTGAGACATCAGGACCAGTCAAAGGTACTATCTTAAAACAATGAATTTCTGGGAATTTTTAAAATGGGCATGGGAAACTCTAGGATGGGTTGAGGGTGCTATATTTACAGCATGGTTGATAGGACTGTACTGGGGTAAGAAAAAAATAGATGAACGATTCAGACGCAGAAGGAGCAAAGAAAGATGAAACTTCATCTACCTAGAAAAAAATTATGGATCGCTGCTTTGAAACTTCAAAGGTGGCCAGTAACATGGTGGGATGAAGCAGTTGAAAGAAGAAGAAAGAGAGAAGAAGATAGACAAAAACGAATTAAATCCCTCTACCCAAGCAACGGTAAACAAAAATGAATTACGGTCAAGTTATGAAGGTCTATCAATCACGACCGACAATCCCTCTGAAACATATCCCTAGAATATTCTGGGGTTCTTTGAGCATAGCATTAATATGTCAATTCCCTATATTAACTTAAATGGTGTAAGTATTCCTTTTAATCAGGTACAACCAATCGGTGTATCTGATACTCGAATATGGTTATTTACTCCACCATCATCAATACCAGTGCATCCACCTGCAACTATTCTGATTGGAGCTCCAATCGTGGATATGCCTGGTTGCGTGAAGATAAGTCGAGAGAATTCCAGTCGGAAGGAAGGCAATAACAACAAGGCACTAGTAAATGACGACCCCAAAGGTAATATTGTATTATGTGATGGCGGTCTTCCTTACTACGAACCGCCTGACTATGAACGAGAGGATTTAACATGGGAAACAGTAATAACAGAACAACCAGAAGCACCACCAGTAGATGCAGGTGAACAACCTACACCACCTACACCTGATGTAACACCACCAGAGACACCACCCACTACTGCTGAGTCAGTAGAGTGTCCTCCACCAAATGCTAGAAGAATAGGAGATAGATCTCAGACAGGAAAGGAACAAGTAAAAGCATATAAATTATCACCTGATGGTAAAATCTGTGAGACTATATGGGAACCAGTTCCTGCAGTAGAACAATTTTTACCCTCTATAGAGGTTGTATCGACTACTGCGGTCATAGCGACAGTTGCTACTGCGTCTGCCCTATTTGCCAAACCCCTAGCAGACCTCCTTCTTCGGGTTGTGAAACCTGTTGTGAAGAAGGGGATAGATTCTGTGAAGAAAAAGTTTGGTAAGACAGAGAAGAAGTTGTCTCGTTCCGAGGTTCAATCAAATAAGTATCGGGATTCAAAGGGTCTACCACCTTTGAAGAGGAAGTAGGAGGATTCCACTCTGGTTGTGGTAGATTATGTTCATGTGGCATGACTTGACCACCTGGTGCTGTAACTACAACATCTGAGCAAATAGAAGCATATTGAGACTGAGGGTGGAAAAATATTCCAGCTTTTTTTAACTCACCACAGTTTTTCAATCTTGCCAATTCAAAATCGAGTCTCTTATTTGATGTTAATTGTACTTGATGATTTATCTGTGCCTGTGCCGCTTGCTCACATTGATCTCTTAATTTTTTATTTAATGGTATAGACAGAGTAGCAGATATACCAAGGTTAAGACTTTGGTTTGCTCTCATGTCTGTTCTGATAGGTTTGTACCAAATAGGGTCTAATGATTGATTTACTACTGCATCTGGAACTCCATCTCCTGCGGGAACTTGCTCTGTAATTTCCATGTCATCACCATCATCAAACCATCTAGTTCCATCTGATTTGAGTTCAGTATTGTACCAAGTTTCCCAAGGATAGTTTTTAACAGTTCTAGTCTGATCGACCATTCTACCTGTTATATCTGTAGTATTATATTGTGGTTCGTTATAAAAATCCTCCCACGGATGCTTTCTAGAATCTGCAAACTGGAAGTATGGAGTTATATTGAGTGTTCTACCTTGACAACTAACCCCATTTCCATAAGTATTAGTTATATACGGACCTTGCAAAACCTGTATAGCTTGATTGGTCACCGAGCCAGAACTATTGGCGATCGGATTTGCTGTGGCAGAAACCCCACCTACACCCTCTGCATAGGTTGGTGATGCAACAAATAATGCTGCTATTGTGTAAATGTACTTGTAGTATCGGTTACGCTTTCTATTGTTGTTGTTCTTTGAATTATTGTTTGATTTGTCATGCCAGGTCCTTGATAACTTTGAGTGAACTGGAATGCTCCACCTGGATCTGTTAGTGTGAAGTTTGGTTGATTGGATAGATCTAATGAATCGAATGATGAGGTTAGTGTACTGGTTATCACTCCATTGGCGTTCGTTGCCGACACTCCTGGCGTTACTTGAACTGTGGAGTTTGTCACATTTGGATTCACGGGGTTCTGACCATTTTCGACTCCGACCCCTGTTACTGAGTATTCCCATCCTGTACGATAATCAATAGAATTTATGGTTTCTTGCACCGTAGATTGAGTTTCGGTGCGGCTCGTCATCGAGCCTTGTTGGAAATTAGGAACCACAGGAACAGCAATCGCACTCCTCGCACTCGCAAGGACTACAATCACAGCACTGACAATTAGTTTCTTCATTAGTCATATCAATCTATGCTAATCTCGGAAACGAACTGACCTGTAGCACTTGTACCTGCTCCACCCGCTGTTAGTGTCATAACACCTGCTGATGTAATAGTACCAGCTAATGATCCTGCCACTCCTCCAGACTGTGTAGTAACACTACCGTAAGCTGGCATGTCTGCCACTATACCAGAAGATACATCTACACCTGATCCGATAGGTGATACAGCATCTCCCATTACGAATGACTCCGTAAGGCTGAAAGCTGACCCTGCTGTTGTCACGCTATACGCACCTTGGGTTTGTGTTGCTGCTGCTGTAGCTGCATTGTCACCAGATGCCTTAGTTAGACCACCCATAGTACCTGCGGTAATATTGTTACCACTTACGGTATATGTTGACCCAATCCTTGTAGCCTGTGTTGCTGCACCGTCTACGGTAAGTTGTGTAGAGGTGGATAATCTATGCGTCAAATCTGCTTTGACTTGAGTGCTTATTAACCCAGTCGCTGCAATCATAATGAAGGGGATAATTTTCTTCATTATCTTTTTAGTGAGTATTATCTACTAATATATAGGCTCTCTAAAATCCTCTTGCAATTCTTTTCTTATATCATCATGCAATCTCTCTTGTCTTTCTCTCTGACTTAACTTGTTAGCACTGGGAAGTCCCTGTTGACCTGGCAGTTCTGCTTCATACTCTGCACTAACATCAACAATGTGTGGTGGTAGTGGTTTAGGAGCATCTATTCTCCTATAAGTAAATGTCTCGTTCTGATACTCTGCGTGTAACTCTACAGTTCTAATCGCATATTCTTCGTGACTGCAATCACAATACTGCTGACCCTTCTCATCAAATACTCGATAAAAAGGATACATGTGTTCACCTATTGGCATAATGTTTTAGTTTTGAAATAAGGACTTTTGCTCTTTTTTTTGCTGCTCTAAGTGCTTGTGGTTTTAGAGTTCTTTTGGGTTCTTTATTACTATGATGTTTCCAATTTGGAGTAATCATGCATCTGACCCCCTTCCATAATAGTATTGTTCGTAATACTTTTCCATCTCGTCAACTGGGTCTTTGTGGACGATTTTATCTTTTTGCATGTCTATGAACTCTATGTGTGACCTTATAAAGTCAGCACTATCGTCTTCCATTGAGCATGGACTTGTATCTATTGATTCTTTTTCCATTTTCCCTGTCACTACCTTGTATCTTGATATTTATTCTGCAGCAACTTTTATCTCCTCGAAGAAAACATCTTCGGGATCTAGGACTGTTTTGCAGAACTCTAGCACATTCACAAACTCTTGAGGTTTTTTACATTCAACCAACTTTTCATCTCCGTCAGATGATATGCAGTTGACTGTTCGTTTTTGTACATTGACCACTACTCGTGAAATGTACTCGTCTTCTTTACCCATAGAGTGATGTAACCAGAAAATACCATTATAGCATGAGAGAATCATACCGTCAAGGCGAACTGTATTATATAGTATTTGTATTAGGTGGTCCTGCGAATCTAGAGTCGTTGGATATTCTTTGATCTATGGGAACTTTGTTTGGATCATAGTTTGGATCAGGATAATCATGCCAAGTATCTCCCTCATACTCAACAATCAGAGGATTAATATCTTTTCTCTCTCCATATACATGATAGAAACAATCTACATTTCCTGATAGAGTTATCTTTTCATTATTAAAGTCCATCACAATTATATCCTGTGATGATCCAATTGGTTGTAGTTGAACAGATATACTGTCTTCATGAACTAAATCTTTCCAATAGTCAGGTAAAGTTATTTCATTTGTTTTAGTTCTACCTCTACAATAAACTGCGACCTCTGGTCCTTCAATACATGCATATCTCAGTCTATGTCCCTCACCTTTGGTAGGATGAACCATGTCAAATGGTTTGGGTAAACTATCAGCAGTTGCAAATCTTGATGTTAGTTGTCCAATACCTGCTCCAAAAATTGCATCACCAGCTACTTCTAGAGGAATTGAAGTATCACCTTGAATGAATACATTTCCTTGCTGAAAGGTTCTACCTCCAACATATAATCTAGACTTTAGATCTGTGTCATTACATACATAAAGTTCTTTCTCTACCTGTACTTCTTGGAATGTAGAAATTCCTGGCCTGACTAAAAGATTTCCTGTGTAAATTCTTACATCACCGTTGGTAATCTCAATGTCAGTAGGACGAGAGGGTATGCCTTGTACATCTATAAACCCTGAGCATACAACAGGATCTTCAAAATAGTTTGTAGGATCACCAATTTTAAATGGTTTGTTTGCTATGTCTTTCTTAGCACTACAATTAAATGAATTTGGATTTGATTCTGCCATAATTATTCTAGTGTAAAGTCCTCTGATACTGTGTCAACAGCAATAACCTCTTCACCTTGAAGAAGTTTTCTTTCAACATCTTCAGAGGTTTCTTGATTAGTGTTAACAGCATTTGGTGTGTTCTTAGCAGAAAGTAGATCCTGTTTTAATGCTTCCATTCTTAATGCAGTAGCATTACTTACAGTCTCATCAAGTTTTTCTGGAGGTATATCTGGATGAGTTGGATCAGCAGTTCCCTCAAGTGTTGCTAATTCATCGTTAGACTGGTTACTAACAGTTGCTGCAGCACCTTTACCAACACTTCCAGATCCAATCGTATCCTGTATTCCAGTTTGTGCATTACCACCTTGAGTAACACCTAATGATTTTGCTGCATCAGAATTAAGTGATTCAACATTACCTGACAATACTTGACCTTCAACAGGTGGTATTGGTGTTGGTGGTTCTATTAAATTATCTGGATTTTGTAGTGGATCAGGTGTTTGTTGGGATGTTTTCTCCTGAGTTTTTTCTACTGATTCTATACCACCTGTCTGTGCAGTAACACCTAGATCTTTAAGACTAAATCCAAATCCTTTTAATGCTCCTCCAATTACACCATTGAAACTACCTGCTGCAGCACCTGATATTACTGACTGTGCAAATGGAGCAAAAATCTTTGCTAATGTACTATCAGGAATAAAACTATTTTTACATATCCTTGCACCCCATGTCTCAGGAACTAAATTACCTCTTAATGCTTTAACTTGTGCAGTATTTGCATCTAAAAATATTCTACCACATGATGAATGTAAGTTTATATTTCTTCCTGCGTTTATATCTACATCTCTATCAGCAGTGAGCATAATATCTTTTCCATGTACTCTGACTCTACCTCTAGCAGCAGTGATAGTTATATCTCCTGTAGCAGCACTAATTCTAATATCAACTAAATTGGGATCATTTTTATCTCCCGCATTCATTTCTATACTTTTATCACATGCAATTCTAGCAAGTCCTTGTCCATGACCATGACCAATCAAAAATACCTCACCATTATCATTTTGTGAGACAATTTTATATGGTTCAGGACCGTCTTTTCCTTGTCTTGGACTACCACTCTCTATTCTAAAGTGACTACCTCTAGAATCAACAACTCTTCTTGCCCAGTTTTGTTCTGCCATTATATTTTACCTATACAATCTATTACTTTAACGAGTTTAGTTGGTGCTTTTGCTTCTGGTATTGTTCCGAACACTGGTCTAAGAACAGCACCAACACCAGTTGTGGACTTCATCTCTATCACAGGAGGGACATCATAACTGAGAATATTTAGAACCTCAACTGACTGAACTCCACCTGTTTCTGGATCTATTTTTACATCAAAGATAGGTGTTTGAATGATCTCCTCTGTAGTTAAATTTTCATAAGCATCCTCCTCAGCAGGTGCAAAACCTGTTTGGAATATGAATACAGATTCATCAATCTGATCGCCAGGTGTATATCCTTGACCTGGTTTTTCAATGATGACAGTTGTAACACCAACATTCTGTGGAGGATCTGTAACAACTGGGTATCCTTCTCCTACACTATCCATAACAATAGCAGCGATACCACCATTATCATCTAAAATTGCATGACCATGAGCACCAAATCCTACTCCACATTTATCAGAGAAACTAATAGCAGGTGGTGTCTTATATCCTACACCAGGTATCTTCATGTCTACACCAATAATGCTTGCAGTTCTGGTAACACCTTCTGCAATTCCACCTAGACCACTATTCTCTATAATACCACCAACAACAACATTACCAATAGCACCAATTCCACCGCCACCAAAGATTTGTAATTTAGCATCACCACAATCTTTCTTACCACCAACACATGATCCACCTGCACTAAGATCTTCTATTAGTCCTGCCACTCTGCCAGGTGCTCCAAGGGTGTCAGTTACACCTTTAGGAATTAAGTTACCAAAGTCAGGAGTTAAACTACCAAATTCAAATCCAGTTATAGAATCTATTGCACCACCAAGTCCACCTAATGCACCACCGACAGCACCACCTATACCACCACCGCCAGGTGCTGACTTTTGCATTTGTGACATTACATAATTATATGGATCAGCACCTTTCTCCATGATACCACCACCAACTTCATATTTTTTAGCAGGAGGACACTTATCTTTATTAGTCTGTCCACAATCTAAAAATCCTGAGAAGTCTTCTAGTAAGAAAGCAGAACTTCTTAAAAATTCTGCAACATCAAATCCGCCAGGTAATAAGTTACTTAACGCACTCAAAGGTCCTGCCATAGCACTTTTGACATCATTTATTATATTGTTCATAAGTTTTGATACAAAGTTTGCAGTAACACAACCTGCTATACCAAGACCAGATGCTAATAAATCTTTCAGCATATCTGCTACAGTTCCTCTCAATCCTTCTACCACCTTATTAGCTACACATGCTAGTGCATTCTCTGCATTTTTAATATTAACAACTTCTCCTGTCTGTGATGCGACACCCGCAGCATGTGCTAAAGCATATGATTGAGGTGAGTCACCTGTTTGAGCAAATACTTTTCCAAATGTTTCATTATAAACATCATCTAAACCTTTCTGTAATTTTGGTTCTAGATGCTCATATATGCCTTGAAACATACTACCAACAAATCCATTTACTTGAGTCTCAACCGCATCTGCAACAGCATTTATCTCTGCCTCTAATTTAGCTCCTGTCATCTGGAGGTCTTCTATCCTCTGTGCCATAGTCTCTAGTTGCAATGCCATTCTAGAGACAGCAGATGGTGTACAAGTATCTGCTATTATTTCTTTTTTACCTGCACCAGATTGATCTACATTCTTACCTTTTGTACCACTAGAGTTAGTAGGATTTGACTTTGCGTTCTGTTCGTTTGTTGTGTTTGGTTTTCCAGTCTCTTCTTCTACCTCTGTCTTCTCATTTATTTTTATATTACCTGTAAATCCTGTGCCTGGTTCAAACTTCCCGCCAAACTCTCCAGAGTTTCTTACACCTCCTGCTTGACCAAAATGACCAAGAATACATGGGACTTGACCTTCATCACCATCTAAAAAGAATCCAAATACAACATCACCCTGTTGTAGTTGAGTTGATTTTGAATAGTTAGCAGCACCACTACCAGATGTAGTTGGCAACATACACATTGCCCAAGGTAAATCTATATCCTCTAGGTCATCTGTAAATGGGTGATAACCCATTATTCTTACTTTGTATCTGCTACCCCAACCTTTTCCTTCGTCAGTCTGATCTTTCTGAGCTTCCCTAGGAGCAACTTGACCGATCCACCATCTGAATCCGTCCCTGCCTAAAAATTGACTGTTGCCCAATAGGGATTCTTCTAATGCCATTAGTCGTCGTATACTCTACATTCAAATGCGTCTGGATGATTGTCACAATAAATTTCTAAATGCTTGTCCTCATGACGAGTGTGCCAATCATTTATTTTTCCTTCATTTGGTTCTACAACATCATCTTTGTGATATTGTTCATAGTCTGCATGAACTTCTTCAAGTTCAGACTTTTTGTACTCTAACATACCATGATTGATATGTTCTTTTTCGTCTTTAGGATCAAGATAAACTTCGTGATCTAGGTCGTGTTTGATAGTTGACATCTTTACTCTCCTGATGTGTCTCGGATAACTTTCAATGCCGAATAGGATCTGTTGCCACTAGAAAAATGACTAATCTCCTTAATGATATATAGTCCACTTTGAGCAGGGTCTACTTCATTTTCGGTACTGACTTTAGGGAATATACAACTTATTATATCACCTGCACACAATTCTGTGTTCAATCCTACCGTTAATGTTGCGACTTGCGTAAATATCGAAGCATAACGAGAGATAGATTGACCAACATCTGATAGATTATCATTATTTACAGCTGTTGCTGCAGCACCCACAACTGTTTCTTCTAAGCAACCAACACTATAAATGCCACTAATAATTCTATTTGCCATCTCTGGTGCAGGTATCTGTTCTGGATCTGCCTCTTCTGATATTGGTTTCTCATCAGAGTTCATACCTTCCTGTTCTTTAGGATAGAATATAGATTGCTCTGGTCTGGTAAATTCAAATGTATGTGGATTCCAATAGATTCTATATGTTGAGTTCTCTCCTGTTCTCATACCTGCCATCACATCTTTATTATTTGCTATACCGTAACTGTAAATTTTAGAAAATGATTTTTCTGGATCATCAACTCCTTCGTTTCCACGGTCATATACATATTCCTGTTTTACAGTATCTTCTTTATTTTCTTTTGCATCAAATATCATTTTCTCAATAGATTTAAAAAACATACCTTTTCGGGTTTGCCATAGAAAAAATCCTGCGGAATTTTTTCCGACTTCTGGTATTCCTCTTGCTGCTAACATAGGAGCTAGAGTAAATGGTTTTCTCATATTACCAATAAAGTTTATACTATTGACAGTCTTCTCAATATTTTCTTCCTCATAATCTGCCTCTAGTATGTCAAGAAAATCTTTTATAACTTCATCAATTCTTTTTTGTTTATATTTTTTAAGTATTCTTTTATTCATATTAACAATACCTTCTTTAGATACAAGATGAAGAATAAAAGTTTCTCTTTGTTTTTCCATCTTATAATCTGATATTTTATTAACATACATTGTCAACTCAAATACACCAGGTGATTCTTCTCTTTGTTTTTCTATTGGAGAGGTAATATGTATTCTTACTTTCTCTCCTCCTACAATTGGAAGTCCACTATAAATTCCCTGACCTTCTATTGTATCTCCACTAGTGACAACTCCCATTACTGCGGTAACAACTGGAGACATTATATCTTCAAAATATTGAAAAGATGACACACCTAATCTAAGGTCTATTGTGCCACCTGCACGACCTGTTATCTCCATTACTTCGTAAGTAGATCCTTGGGTTGCTACTGCTGCCATCTATGTTAGTGATGTGTTAAGTGTTTTCATTGTATCCATAATATTACTACCAGATTCTGAAGGTTTGTTCATGGTCGTTTCTTGAGATCCACCAGGTACAACTGCAGGAACTATTGGTTGTATTTTATTTATTGGCACTGGTACAATCATTCTTCCTGACCTACTACCCAACATTGCAACATCAGTTGCTCTATCAACATTTTTTTGCATCATTGAAGCAAGACCTTTTCCGTCAATTTTTTTACTAGCTGATGCACCATCAGCACCTATGAAATTAAAATGGAATGGATCTGATACACCTTCCCACTTCCAACCATATTTTGATGCATTGTTGATCATCCATTCATGTTCTGGAGTATTGACTGCAATATCAAGTGCTCTTCCTTTTACATGTTCTGATGTGCCTGGTGTCGCAGGATCTATAACAGTGCTACCATCTTCATTGTCCATCAATGTTTGCTGCTGTTCTGGTGTTCTCGTAGATGATACAACTGCCTTTGTCAAATCAATACCATCCTCTGCTGCTGCTTTAAGAACTTTCTTCCAACCCTCAGCAGCACCATCACCAAGAGTAATAGGTTTACTGTACATATCCATACCTAAACCTTGAGGAGTTACAACTTTCTTAGCACTCTTACCATCTCCAACACCTGCCTTCTCGTCCATCTTGACAGTAAGAGTTCCTGATGCTTCTACAGATTCTGGTGCTTTTTCAATAACTACTTTTGGTTGTGGTTCCTCTTGTGGTTCGATCTTCTCTGTCATCACCACTTGTGTTTCCTTAGTCTCTTTCTTAAGAGTCTCTTTCTGTTCTGTAGTATCGTTTTTTTGTCGTGCCTTATCTTCTTTCTTATCTGATTCACCCTTCATTTTAACTTCTTTACCCGCCTTTTCTTTTACGATCTCCTCTGGAGTCTGTCCTTCATTTGCTCTTTTCTGCAAATCTTTCTTAGTATTATCAATTTCTTTCTTAGTATTCTCAATATTTTCATCCAATCCCTCTTTGGTTTTCTTTAAACTATCTTCTGCCTCCTCCATCTCAGATTTATTTTTCTGGAGTTGTTTCTCAGCATCACCAGAATCAACAGTACCCATTACAAGTTTTGCTAACCCCTCTACTATAGGAGATATAATATTAAACAATGTCTCAAATATAGGTCCTGCTATCTTCCAGAATCCTTTCAATACATTCATTACTCTCTCTAAGAACTTCATTATCTTAGGTAAGTTGTTAATAAGAAATCCAGCTATGATAGCAACGATAGCGGTCATTATTCTCAAAC